CGTTTTCGTTATGGTCAACCAGAAAAAATAGGTGGTTGGGAAAAAGTAACAAGCGATGCTTTACTTGGTGCTACTCGTGCAATTAGAACTTACTCAGATCTTAAAGGTGTAAACTATGCTGTGTACGGCACAAACAAAAAACTGTACGCATATTCTGAAGAAACTTACGCTGACATTACACCTACTCGTGCCACAGGAACAGGCAACATTACACAATTTGAAACAACAAATGGATCCACTACTGTCATCGTAACTGATTCTAGTCACGGTGCTTTGATAGGGGACTTTGTTACTATCGCTAGTGTTAGTGGTGCTGTTGGTGGTATATCTGCTGCTAATCTACAAGGCGAGTTTGAAATACAAACTGTGCCTGACTCTAATACTTATACGATAGTTGCAGGTGCTGCAGCTAGTTCTGATGCAACCGGAGCTACAGCCAACGCTACTTATCAAATAAACACAGGATTACCCACATCTATATACGGATATGGATGGGGTGCAGGAACTTGGAACGCATCAACTTGGAATACATCTCGTGAGGGTTTGACAGGTGCTGACGGAGTTTTACTACAATCTGGTAAATGGGCTTTGGACAATTGGGGCGAAGATATATTAGCACAACAATTTAATGGTAGTCTTTACTATTGGGATACTTCTGCTGGTTTGACTGGCAACTTAGCTTCTAGAACAAATGTCAGTGGTGCACCGACTAAATCTAGATTTATGTTAGTATCAGGTGATGATAGACACGTAATATGTTTTGGTACAGAAACAACAATAGGCACATCTTCTACACAAGATAATATGTTTCTGCGTTTTTCGGATCAAGAAGATCCTGCAACATGGACACCAACAGCTACAAATACAGCTGGATCACAAAGATTAACAGATGGTAACCAAATAAACACAGCTGTTAGATCTAGAGGTGTTATACTTATTTACACAGATACTGCTTTGTATCAAATGCAATTTATTGGCCCACCTTTTACCTTTGGATTTAGACAGTTAGGTACAAACTGTGGAGCTGTAGGCATTAACTCTGCAGTAGATGTAAACGGTATAGCTTACTGGATGGGTAATGATTCTTTCTTCTTGTTTGACGGTGCTGTTAAAAAAATACCGTGCAGTGTACAAGATTATGTATTTGATGATATAAACAACAATGCATTAGGTGATGTATTCTGTGCAGTCAACTCTGATTTTAATGAAGTCATATGGTTTTATCCATCTAAAAACTCTACACAAATAGATAGAAACGTAACATACAATTACGCTGAAAAGATATGGTACATAGGAACATTAGCACGTAGCTCTTGGGCAGATCGTGGTGTGTATCCTAATCCGTATGCAGCAGAGTTTGAGTCTAATGACAACACTGCCACGATATCTACTATTAACGGTGTAAAAGAAGGTAGAACACTAATATATTTACACGAGGAAGGTGTCAACGATGACGGTGCAGCAATGACTTGCCATATAGAATCAGGGGATATTGACGTAGGTGATGGTGATCAGTTTTTATCTATATCTAGATTTATACCTGACTTTAAAAATCAAATTGGTGAAGTAGATGTAAGTATAAAATCAAGACCTTATCCATCAGCTTCACAAAGAACACATGGTCCGTTTGTTGTTACAACAAGCACGACTAAAAAAGATACACGTATAAGAGGCAGACAACTTGCACTGCGTGTGTCCAGCGATGCTGTTGATGAGAAATGGCGATACGGCACTATAAGATTTGACGGTAAACCAGATGGCATGAGAGGTGGATAATGCCTAAGATAACGATACCTATTATACCACAAGCAACAGAAGAATACGATCAATCACAAATGGCACAAATGGTACAAACGTTAGAGCAGCTTATATTTGCTTTAAACAACACATACACTTCGGAACCTCTTAGAGATGAATCTGAAGCTATAAATTGGTTTTTGTCTTAATGGCTAACGTATACACAAATCACAAAGCAATTTTATCAAGCACAGATTTGACAACATTGTACACAGTGCCATCAGAAACAACAGCTATAATAAAATCAATACATGTAGCAAACGTAGACACGACAAATGATTGTGAGATATCTTTGTTTTTGGTAGACACCACACCCACAAGTTTTACGCTACAAAAAGATAGAGACATAGAAAAAGGAACTACACAAGAGCTGTTAGCAGCTGGCAATATAAGCCAAATTTCTGCAGATTCTCACGTATCTTCTGCTACACCATTGATAGCGAAAGAGTCTGAGATAATTAAAATACAGGCAGAAAACGCTAATGATTTACATGTTGTTCTTAGTGTGTTAGAGATAAGTTAATTATTGCATAATGGAGAAAAAATGGCTATAAAAGATAACATTACCGTGATTGCAGGAAGATCAATTCCTAAAATTGACGTAGAAACAAATACAGTCATAAAGCACGCAACTACAGGGAAAGTCTACGCCGATGAAAAAGAGGCAGAAGATGATGTAAGCAACCCTGCAACCAGCACTAAAAAAGAAGATATTAAACGCGATGTGGCAATTTCAGTTAACAAGTTGCCAGACATATTCGGAGGCAGTTCGTAATGGCTATAGATAGAGATCTAATGGGAAGAAAAACTGTGCCAGGACAAGGCACAGGACCAGTGGGTATGAACGAACCTACATTTAGAATGGAGATGCCACGTTTGGCAAGTGTTCTTGATAGAATGTCACCAATGCCAGACAGAGGTCAATTGCCAATGCCAAGACCAGACAGACGATTTGATTTTAGAAGAGATATGCCTAATCCAGTACCAATGCCGCCTCCAGGTATGGGCCCTTTTAGACCAATGCCTTTTCCAGATATGATACCAAGAAGAATGCAACCCGCTCCGATGCCAAATATTAGAGCTCCAAGAGAAGGAATGGGACCTGCTGGAATGACACAACAAGAAATGCGCAGAGAAACCGGATCTTTTGACATGCCAATGCCAGGTATGGGTCCTTTTAGACCAGACAGTTTTTTAGATAAAATGCCAAGAGGTAGTAGACAAGGTATTATGGAATCTGTGGCAGTTGATCCTTCAGATTACAGAACAATATTAAAATTAATTGATGCAGGATTAGATCCTAATGATTATGTACAACAAGCTAGCATGATGTATGATGACGACGATTACGGTCCTTTCATACCACCATCAGTATTAGAAATGGATAGATTTGGCACAGATTACGGACCACAAGATGAATATTTTTTTGATAAAGAAAGAGGATTTGAAAACAGAATATTTGGCATTGAACCTAATTATTTTCGTGGTGGGATAGCGAGTTTATTGAAATAGTATGGGATTTTTAAGTAAATTAATGAAGAACCCGTTAGTGCAAATGGCACTACCAGCAGCGCTTACAGCAGTTGCAGGACCAGCATTTGGTGCTTTAGGCGGTAAGTTTGGTTTATTTAAAAATATGTCACCACTAATGGCTAATGCATTAAAACAAACAGCACTTGGTTATGGTACAGCAGCACTTAGTGGATCAAGAAGACCAGCTCAAGCAGCTTTGGCTGCAGGTCTAACGTCAATACCTTTTTCATATATGAGTGCAGCAAACGCTGCAAAAACATTCAATGCTGCAAACGCAGGTGCTACAACACAAGAAGCATTAAGACCACAATCAGTTATGAAAAAAATACCTTTTGATCAAGTTGATGTTGATCAAGGTTTCTTTATGCCATCTCAAACACCAACAACAGTTATGGCACCAACAACAGTGCCTTACACAGCACCAACTGTAACAACACAAGAAATTTTATTTGGCAGAACACCACAAGCAGCGATGATGGGTCCATCTTCGTTAGATCAATACGTGGGTAATCAAGCTGATGCTATGCCAGGATTTAGTAGAACATTAAATCCAAATGCAACTAGTGCAGCAGATCAATTTATTTTCTCAAAAGAAGTGCCAGGTCAAGCATTAACAATGCCTGATGCAGATATATTTAGTAAAGCAGTATTGACCGAAGATGGTTTACCAACAGGTAGATTTAAAACAGACTTCTTACCTACAGCTGTATCACAAGCAGCAGGATTATACGCAGGACGTGATACACCTGAAGAAGAATTTGAAGCAGCTAAACGTAGAAGAAGAAAAGAATTAGCATTTTTATATGGTGTCGATGAAAGTTTAATAGAAGGTGAGATGGACAATCCATTTTACACTGGATCTTTCATGAATACTGGAGGAATAGCATCATTGGATATGGATAAAGGGGGCGATGTCAGTGGCCCAGGTGGTCCAAAAGACGATATGATTGATGCAAAACTATCTGACGGTGAGTTTGTCATGACGGCAAAAGCAGTAGAAAACTTTGGCAACGGTGATCGTATGGCCGGAGCAAAAAGGATGTATAAAATGATGAATAAATTAGATCCTGAATCAGAAAAGATGGGAGAAAGATAATGGTAAAAGCAATAGCAAGGGTAGCAAAAGAATTAGCAAAAAGAAAAAAAAGATCTATGGAAAATTTTCCTAAAGGTAAAAAAGGAAGCAAGGCAGTAGACGCAAGAACTAGTAGATATATAAAAACACCTAGCGGTATGAAATTAAATCCTGAAAGATTTAAACAAAAACCATCACCTAAAACAAAAAGATTGGTCAGTAGTCCAAAAAAAGAAGCTCTTAAAGATACCGCAGCAATTGCTGGTGCAGGAGCCGTAGGGTTTGTAGGTGGTAAAATAGATTCTGCAAAAAAAGCTAAAGCAAAAGAAAATAAAAAGAGAACACAAACAATGGCTGCAAAAGCTTATGAAAAACAAAAGAAAAGACAAAAAGAATATAGACAAAAGAAGGGTGGAAAGGGTAATAGATAGTGAAATGGAGGTTCGTAGAACCTCAAGATTATGAGTGGGCA